TTAAAGAGTGGCTGCTGGCTCAGCTCAACTAGCCAATATTTGGTAGAAAAATCTAAGAGCCTTATCGATGTACCCCGCGCCCGCGTGTCCCCATCATTATTTCTGGTGGTGTGTGTGTACTTTATTTCACGCGTAGTCACTTTATTTGTGACTTAAAGTGCTTATTGTTATTGACTACTCTACATTTGCAATGGATATGAACTCTATTGCTTTAGTTATTCGTACCTTAAACGAATTTTGTTTGTTTGTGCTCACTCTTCTCGTATGGCCTTTTCTATTTTTTTAAACTTATTGTTGTAATGAACTCAAAACAAACTCAAAGCTCACTCAAAACAAACTCAATATCATTTCAAATATGATCGTTCAGATCATTTCAAATCAACTCAAATCAATATTTCAAATCATTTCAAATTAATTCAAGATCATTTAAAATAAACTAAAAGCTCAAAATAAATCTAAAATGACAATTTAAGACTTACAGAGAGACACAGAGATCAACTTAATCAATTGGTTGTGATGCGATGCTTGCAGCTATTTTACGCTCTACTTTAGGATTATCATAAATAAGGCTGTGACAACTTTGCCTCGTTTAATGGGTTCGATTAACTATTCATCTATGTATTAATTACACTATCGAAAACAAATAACGAAAGGTAAAACACATGCCAAAATACGTACAAATAAAAGAAGATAGAAAAGATCTTTTTGTTACTGGTTCAGTTAACAGAGATTTTAAAAAACTACGAGAGTTCTATGTTAAAAATGTAGATACGTTCGTTAAAGCTTATGATGTTTGCGTTAAGCTGTTCAAGCTTGATGGCAGCCAAAAGCTATTTATTAGAAATATAAGAGGTAACACTGTTGGCTTTTATAGAGATGCTAATAAAGAGGTTGCGGTTGAAATACGATCTAGAAATATCAAGAGCATCGTTTCAACTATAATTCACGAGTGCAGACACGCATATCAATACCAAACTGGTATGCTTAAGCATGACCCGAAAAAAGCTAATTATTCTATCTGGAAAGCTATGGACACGAAGATCACTCGTGCAGCTGATGGAACAATTGATGAGCTTGTAGCGTCTAAAAAAGAGCAATCAATCAGACGTTACAAACCATCTCAGAACCATAAAAAATATATGGATTTGCCATGGGAGGTTGATGCTAGAGCAGCTGAAAAGAAATATATTGATAAAGTTATGAAGGAGATTTCATAATGAATTATCAAATAAATCAAAAGTTGTCCGATGAAAAGTCGGGCAACTATCTTGTTAAGGTCGTTAAAATTGGAGACAAAAACAGATCTAAGTTTTGTTCGTTCGAGTACTATGTTGACGTAATAATTCAAATTACAGATCTTAATAATCCAACTAAAAAATGCGGTGTTGTTGTGCCAGGATTTGGACCTAAGCCAATAGAGCTTAATACAGATCGAAAGCTGCATCACTCAATGTATTTTGATTTTCAAGACTTTAACGAAGAGCTTTACGCTAAGCTGCTAAGGACTCAAAAATCAATTAATGAAGAAGGCTACTATAAAAAGTAGTTTAGAAATCTATCAAATTTGAGCTCAGTTTGTACACAGCTGAGCTCAAAATTTTTTCATATATACCGTAAGCAAATTCGTTGTTAATCAAAATCAAAATTGATGCTGTATACCTTAAGCAAAATCAGTAGCTGAGGGCTGTGACAACTATGCACATTAAATAGGGACACATCTAGGTTCTTTTATTCTTTACACTAGTGTAAGGTTTTCATTATGGCAAATGATACATTGAATCAAACAGAGTTTACCGTAGGTCAAACTGTACGCATAAATAAACACAATACATACGGTGTAATAACTCAAATTAATAAATCAATAATAAACATTGATGGCGACAACGGTAAGAAATACGAGGTCGATGTATCAATAGTTGTACCGGAGCATAAAACTTATGAATGATATTAAAACAGTAGAGCTAAATACAGTTAGCAAACGGATTGATAAGAATCTTTTAAAATATAGATTCTTTGGTCATACAATCAACAAAGAAGAATTTAAGTTTAACATTAAAGCTTATAGTTATCGTGATGCAACAGCTGATTTGTTTAAAATGCTTAATGTTAATTACATTTGGTTGCTTAATTGTGAGATGCCTGGAAAGCATTTTTCTAAGCATTATGCAGCAGGCAAAACGCATTCTATTGATTTAACTAAACATCAAAAGAAAAATTAATGAATTATGGTAGCAACATTATGAAATTATTACTACCTAATGCTCACAAAGGTATGCTCCTTTTGTTAGTTAATAGAGTGAGCAGCAATAAACCGTTGTTAAATAATAATTTTAAAACAATAAATGTACAGTGTGTGTTGAGGCAAGAAAGCAAGTTGCTCTACAAAGCAGCTTTAATGCTTTCTTGTCTCTTAAATCATACACTTATGCAAACAATACACACTAAAAGGTAAATTATGGAAACTTTAAAAGCAATAGGTTCAATAATAGGTGTAATAGCTACTATTGGATTTTTCTGGGGATTAACGTGGTTCGTTTGTTTAATGAATGACGCTTGTTATTATTCTAATTTTGGAGGTTTATAATGGCCGAACAAAACGAAGCTCATTTTCATTTGCACTCAGCTAATAAAGATCGAATATATCAACAAAAGAAAAAAGCTGAACAAGCAGCTAAAGAAAAAATATGTACTACTTGTAAGGGAAACCATTATATCAATACATCATCAGGCAGCATAAATTGTCCATCGTGTGTGTGTAATACTTTCTTCAGTGCAAGCTTTACAAACAAGGATAAATCTAGTACAAACTTATAAACAGGAGGCAAAATGTGTAAGTTATTAATATTGAGTGAGCATAGCTCAAGTTTTAAACGTCACTTAAGCAGTAAAGAAAAAGCTGATGAAATAATTGAATTTAAAAAGATAAATAAATCGTTTGGTGGAGAATATATTTACCGAAATGGTATTAGTTTAGATTCAAAATATAATATGGTTGTGATTATAAAATTTCCTACAGAAGAAAAAGCATCACAGTGTATTGAAGCAGTTAAAGCAAGTGATTTAATAAGTAGTTGTAAAATTTTTAAATTAACTACTTTAGAAAAATTAGAACAGAACTATATCGATATCGGTAAAGTTTTAAATTTTAGAAGCAAAAATAATGCATAGATTAATTAAAAACTATTTATGTTGCAGTATTATATATTGGTTTACAGCAATTACAAAAACCACATCTATGTTAGGTAAGAATATAAATCGTTTATGGATTAGTGACCACGAGCCAGGACCTACTTTATTTAATTAAAAAGTTTAAGACGAATATAATTTTAATTAACGAAGGGCAAAACAATGAAAGACATACTACACAAAATACCTGGAACAGCGATGTTTAAATTTATGGCTGAGTTTAGAAAATTAGATAATGAAATACAAGCTCAGACAGTTCAAACATTCTTAGCAATAGCTATGGATAAAAAAGATAAAGTACCAATGGCAGATCTTTCAGATTTACTTGGTGTTAGTCAAGCTAGCTGCAGCCGTAACGTAGCTTTCTTTACTGATTGGACTAGAAAAAAAGTTAAGGGTCCAAATTTATTAATATCAAAAGAAGATCCAATGGAACGAAGACGAAAGCTTGTTTACTTAACACCAAAAGGTAAACAGTTTTATAATTCGTTAGAAAATATATGGGTAAATTAATTGGTGGCCTCACCCAGACTCGAACTGGGACGGATAAAATCCACACGATTTTAAGTCGTGACTGTCTACCAATTTCAGCATGAGGCCAAACATTTAGAAAGGTAATTATATGGCTTATAGACAAAGAAACAAAGGTTTTCAATTAGATATTACTCACAAAGGCAAAAGATACAGAACTCAAATACTTGGTGATGTAACTGACGCTAAAGCAGCTGAAGCACATTGTGAGAAAGGTTTAAATGAAGGTAAAAGTTGGCTTCATATTTGTAAGGAGCTTGATTTAGCGCGTAAAGATCTATCCATTCACGCAATATTTACGCAAATGCAACATAAGTGGACTGATGCATGTGGTTTAAGAACAGCTAAAAATGTTGTTGAACAAATAGGCATACATAAAAAGATAACAACAATCGACGAAGAAGTAATTGATAATTTAATAGAAGATTGGAAATCAAATGGCAATGCAGATAGTACGTGTAATAGAAAATTAGCAGCATTATCTAAAATATTAAGTCATGCTAAAAAAAGAAACTATATAAAATCTAAACCTGAAATAGAGTGGTTTATTGAAGGTCAAGGAAGAATAAGATACTTTAAACATGAAGAAGAAAATAGATTTTTAGCTGCGTTGTACTCTGAACGATACAATGATGTAGCTGATTTAGTTGCATTTGGCAATGATTGTGGTGGTCGTAAATCTGAACTTAAAAGAATAGATCAAGAACGAGATATAGATGGACGTATGCTTACTATAATGACTACTAAAGCTAAAGCACCATTCCCAAGATATATTGAGTTAACTGATAGAGCTATAAAAATACTTAAAAGATCAGGTCGTTATCCATTTGCAAACATATCAGATGAGCATTTAAGAAAAGCTTGGAATTTTGGTAAGATTAAATTAGGTTTACAAGACGATAAACAATTTACTTTTCATTGTACTAGACATACATTTGCATCAAGATTAGTACAAGCAGGTATTGGAATAACAGTAATACAAGAACTTATGGGACACAAAACAATTAAGATGACACTTAGGTATGCGCATTTGGCACCACGAAATAAAACTGAAGCTCGTAAAGCTTTAGAAAATACAAGTGACCAAAGCGGTGACCAAGTGGCAAAAGTCATAGGGTTTTGATTAAAAGTTTGTTAATCTATGACTTATTTAATAACAACAACAGACTTAAAATCTAGCTGATGGATATTTACACCAGTGTATAGCAGTATGCTGTTATACAATAACTGTTTAAAAAGGTAAGTATTCACTAGTGTAACTAATACAACAACGGAGGCAAAATGGTGACCGGAATAAGTGACTATAAGAAAATAATTGAAAGACAAATAGAAAACGAAGCTGAGATGAGAAATCGAGGCGGTAAAAGAACTTTAATTAGAGAAAACAAATCGATTGAAAAAGAACGTGAGAGTATGACAACTCATGGCAAAAAGTTACTAAAAGCTAGTATTGATAAATATGAGGTCGTTATACAAGACTTTTTAAATGAAAATAATAGAGGTCCAAAATTTGTAGCTAAAAAATACTTAGATCAATTAGATTCAAAATTAATAGCTGTCATTGCAGCTAAAAAGATTATTGATAGTGTTACATCAGTTAGAAAATTTACAGCACAAGCAATATCACTTGGCAGTAAAATTGAAGATGAGCTTTACTTTCAATCATTTAGTCAGACTAATAAAGCTTTGTTTGACAAAGTTAATAAAGATTTAGATAAGCGATCTAATCATTACGAATATAGACGTTGGAAACTATTGTTAAGTAGTAAAAGAACAGGCTTTGAATGGGATAAATGGCCTGTCAGAGATAAGCTGCTTGTTGGAGAATTATTAATATCATTATTTATTGAAGCAACAGGACTAGTACAAGTTGAAAAGATATTTAAAAGAAAACGAGCTTATAATGTACTTACAGCGACTAATAAAACTTTAGAGTGGATTAAAAACGTTAGAGATTTTAATCAGTTTTTTGACCCAGAATTTTACCCGATGCTTTGTAAGCCTAGAAAATGGAAAACAAGTATTGGTGGAGGTTACATAAGCAAACACATTGAACCAATGTTTTTAGTTACTGGTAATAATATTACTAGTCATAGAACTTATATTGAAGAACTTAAAAACTTTGATATGCCTGGAGTTTATCAAGGTTTAAATACAATACAGGACACACCTTGGAAAGTTAACAGAGAAATACTTAATGTAGCTAAAACTGTATTTAATGATGACTCAAGAAATCGTGGTGGTCTAATTACATCTAAGCTAATGGATTTACCTAACAAACCAGCAAGTATAAAAAATAAAAATAAAACTGAAGAAGAATTAAAAGCTTTTTCTAAATGGAAATCTGAAGCAACTATTGTTTACACACAAAATCAAAAGCTTAGATCTAAACGACTTGCAGAAGCTAATACAATTTATATTGCTGATAAATTTGTTGGCGAAGATAGAATACATCACGTTGGTAGACTTTGTTTTCGAGATAGATTTTATTATGTAACTGGTTATTTTAATCCACAAGGTACAGACCTTGCAAAAGCTTTACATTTATTTGCTAATAAAAAACCTTTAGGTAAAGTTGGCGAAAGATATTTGTGTTTACAATTAGCGAATACTTATGGTCAAGATAAAATTTCATTAGATGATAGAATTAAATGGGTTCATAATAACAAAGATGCAATAGTAGCATCAGCTAGAGATCCATTTAAAACATCTTTTTGGGAGAAAGCAGACAAACCTTGGCAATTCTTAGCAGCAACATTTGAATTTGAAAATATGTTACGTTATGGTTTAAGCTATGAATCTGGTTTACCTTGTAATATTGATGGTTCGTGTAATGGGTTACAAAACTTTTCAGCTGTACTTCGTGATGAAGTTGGAGGTAAAGCGGTTAACTTAACAGATAACGAAACACCTGAAGATATTTATCAAGTAGTTGCTGATACTGTTATTTCAAAATTAAAAATATCATCAGACCCAATAGCAAAACAATGGTTAAGTTGGGGTATTGATAGGAAAGCTACTAAACGAAGTGTTATGGTTTTACCTTATGGTGGAACTAGATACTCTTGCGTAGAGTTTGTAGACGAATATGTTTCTGATCGAGAAGAAAAAGGTGACACACCACCATTTAACGATAGACCTAAAGCTAATATATTTTTAGCTAATATTATTTGGGATAGTATTGGTAATACAGTTATTAAAGCTCGTGAAGCTATGGACTGGTTACAAAAAGTTGCAAGACTTTGTGCAGCTACTAAAACACCTGTGCACTGGACCACACCTTTAGGCTTTCCAGTTAAGCAAGCTTATTACTCTCAAAAAGATATGATTGTAAAAACTAAAATGATGGGTCGAATAAGAATTAGGTCAAACACAGATAAAATAAATAAGCGTAAACAAGCTAATGGGATTTCGCCGAACTTCGTGCATTCGCTCGATGCTACGCACATGTTCTTAACGATTGACCATTGTTTACAAAAAGGTGTTAAAGATTTTGGTATGGTTCACGATTCATACGCAACACTTCCATGCGATATGGACCATTTAAACAATGCAGCACGATCTGCATTTATACAAATGTATACTGAGATGGACCCGTTAGAACATTTTAAAGACCAAATTACAGCATTAATTCCCGAGAAAAAAAGACACAAGATTCCACCATTACCACAAAAAGGTAGTTTGGATATTGAGGAAATAGCTAAAGCTAAATATTTTTTCAGTTAAATATATACACTCGTGAATTAGATACACATATAGATACATTAATAATAGGAGAAAATATGTCAAGTAAAAGAAAATACGAACGTATTACAACTCCAGTCGGTATCGCAAGTTACCCTTGGTTAAAGGACGCCGATTATAAATTCGATAAAGTAAATGGAATTTATAGTTGTAATATTTATGTTGATGATAACGAAGCAAAAGAATTTGTTTCTGTTATTGATAATGCATACACCGAAAATTTAGCTGAACAGAAAAAGTTAAATAAAGGTAAAACAATAAAACCAGGTCCAAAGCCTTACGTTTCAGAAAACGGTAAAACTTTATTTAAGATAAAGATGAAAGGCAAAATTGGTGATGTTGAAATAAGACCAGTTGTAATTGATAGCTCAGGTCAACCAATGACAGATATGATTGTCTATGGTGGCAGTAAAGTAAAAGTATCTGCAGACTTAATACCATATTATGTTGCAACTACTGGTGCTGGTATTTCATTAAGATTAGTTGGTGTTCAAATACTAGAACTACAAACTAAACCAATGCCAAGCATGGCTAATTTAGGATTCAAAGAAGAAAAAGGTTACGTACATGTAGCTGAAGAACAAACCGAACCCTCTATAAAAACAACACCTGTAAATGAAACTTCAAAAGAAGACTTTATTTAGAAGTGGGCTTGAGGAGCGCATAGCTAATCAATTAAAAAAGCTAGGCGTTCCTATAAGCTATGAGTCTTTTACAATTAGGTATTTAAGACCAGCAAAAAATTCGAGATACACACCAGATTTTATACTGCCAAACGGCATTGTCATTGAAGCGAAAGGTAGATTTTTAACTAAAGACAGACAAAAGCATCTGCAAGTTAAAGAGCAGTACCCTAACATTGATATTAGATTTGTGTTTTCAAACCCAAACCAACGTATCAGTAAAATATCAAAAACTACTTACGCTAAGTGGTGTCAAACAAACGGATTTAAGTATGCAAAAGAAACAATACCAAAAGAGTGGATTGCTGAAGCTGACCTCAGGCCTAAAAAACCGGCAGTCGACTAAATACATTTTTATAGATTCAACAAAAACACCTACAAATTTAGATGTAACAAAAGAACAGATAGATGCGCAGCATAGAAAATCAGGACTGTTAGGTATTGGCTATCATTTTATTATTACTATTGATGGTGATGTT